TTTTTATTTTGTCTGTATGAACTGCATTGCAAATCGCTTTTACTTCTGCACTTTCATTGCTTGTGTCTGCATTAGGTTCTACAATATGTCTATGAAAACTACGACTTATCTCTGCACCATCTTTCTTTATGACTGTGGCTGTTCTTACATGAACTATTTTATAGTCACCTACAACCTCTATTTTATCTTCTATTGTTTCTTCTGTTAATGACATTTTTTTTCTCCATACTTTATGCAGTTGTTCTATATACTATTGAAGCATCTATATTTGTAGCACTTGATGGACTACTAGCAGTGCTAAAATACCACGCATTACCATCTACTATAGTTGTCCAACCATGTGATCGTGATGAAATTGTACCGATTACATAAACACCAACATCTGAGTCGTTAGTAGGTGCAAAAGGTATCCCCTCTAGCACTGCAAAAGAGCTTATATTTAAACCTGCATTTCCAACAGTTCTTGCTTGAAGATACACTGTTCTACCTATCTTTGTATATTGACCTGTTAAACTAGTAACAGTTCCAGAAATATTATAAGAAGAACTCCATGAAGGTGTCCAAGTTCCTTCTTCATAGTCATCAAAAAGTTCTGATGCCATAGACGCACCTGATGCACTTGTATCAGCAGTTGCACTAAAATCTATGCCATGTCCTGATGCTAATGTTAAATTACCATCTGTAAGTGTCAAACCATTAGCTATAGATGGTGTGTTTTCTATTTTTGCACCAGTAACTGCATCATCTGCAATCTTAGCAGTAGATATAATTCCATCTGTAATATCTGATGATGTTAATGGAACTGTTGCGGGTTGTACTCCTATAAATGGCATATCATCACCTATGTAATTTCTAATATACTTAGTGTAGCATCAATTTTTGCAGAAACACTACAATCAATTTTCATAATATCTGTGGTTTGTAAAACAACCTTTCCACCAGAAAGCAATTCTAATGTTGAGCCACTTGGTATGCTTACATCTTTAGCTAGTAAAACTGTTTCATTTGTTTCTGTGTCGCTTGTATCTGAAACTAGCTGAACATCAACTGTAACCGCTGTTGTGTGGATATTACAAAGCAATAAACCTATAACAACTGTGGTTGTGGAACTTGGTACTGTATATAATGTCAATGGTGTTCCAGAACTGGTCGGCATTGCTCCATTTGTTTTGACCTTAAAGGTATTAGCCATATTTTACTCCCTATCCTAGAGCAATCGCCAAAGGTAGTGCATTTGGATCAGTTTCGGATATTGTTCCTGTAACTGACATTGTACTTGTGATTGCATTACTGGTTATATTAATTTGAAATAATTCAATATTATCTGAACCATCATTTATTTTTACTTTTAAAACTCCGCTTGTTCCATTATCAACCCAAATTGTACCAGTTGCAACAGAACTTGGTGCTGAACTTCCTATGTGTTGAGTATTCAATGCAGACAAAATATTATTCAATTCTGTTCTAAAAGAACTGAAACCTTGATTCGCTAAACTTACATCTGATACTTGTGCCATAATTTTTTATATCCTTTTTTTGTTAACTTTGCAATCCAAATCCCTTTGCAATATAATCAAAGGTTCTATCAACCGCACCGCCACTAGAGTTTGCAAAAGCAATAGTGAACCCATTTACTGTTTTGGAACTGATAGTAAAAACATCACCTGTTGCCATATTTTGTGCTGAAACACCTATAGCGGGTACTTCAAAAAATGGATTTGTAAATGTAACAGTTTTGCTTCCACTTGATGTTGCCAAATTACTTTCCGCAAAAGTTCTTTCTTCCATATTTAATTTTATATCAATTTGTTTAACATTACTAGATGTTTGATTATCGTCATTTGATAATTTTAATCTAAACTTAGCAAATTTAAATTTAAAAGTTGCCGATTGTGTAACGTCTTGAAAACTTGTGCAATCAGCTAATGACGTTGTTGATGTTGCTATTTGAACCCTGTGAAAAGCATGAAGTTGTTCTGTGCCATCAAAAGGTGCTTGTGCTTCATCAAATAACAATGCACCTCTACCACTATCAAAAGTGTCATAGGGATTTTCGGAGTCTAATGTAATACTAGGTTCAATATTTCCATCAAATATTTGTGTCAAAGACAAAGAATTTATAAAATTATAAAATCCTTTTGTATCTCTATTTGTATTATTGAAGTTTGGATTTGATGTAGTATCTGTTCCACCAAGTTCAAAATCACCTTCTACACTATCAAAATTTCCTACTGTATCATCAAAGTTTGTAACTGTATCTAGTGATAATATTGTATCACCAGAAGGGTCTATTTTAACTGTTAATGGAAATGAAGTATCCATTTGATCTAATGCAGTTAAAACATTTGGTGTTTCTGTAAATGTTGAGATTTGTTTATATGCCTGTATTGCAGATACGTTTGTAGTAACAATAGTCGCTTCTGCTGAACTATTTCCATTTTTATCAACTGCTTTTATTAAGTATGAACCAACTCTAGCGGGTACTATTGCATTATCACATTTTCTTCTAGGGCATCTTACAAGATTTGTTGAATTTATCCAGTTTGCACCAGTTGTTACATTTTGAAACCTTATTTCATAAAAAGATATATCCAGATCACTATTTGCTGTTGGTGGTGTCCATGTAAGTTTCAAATGGTCTTGACCATGAAGTTCAACCGCAAAATCCTCAACATTACTAGGTGGTTCAACCCCACCAACTATTGCCCTTGTGGTAGAAATAAATGTGCTTTTAGAGCCTATTGTATTTACTGCCCTTACTCGAACTTGATATGTTGCACCATCTATTACGTTAAGATGTTGATATTGCAGTATTTTTCCTACTGCTATTTCTCTAAAATCATCACTTACAGCATTTCCATCTGGGTCTAATGTTTGTTTTATTTGTACTTCATAATTATCAACAAAAAGGTCTGTTGAAGCACCTATGGTAATCAACAATCTTGTTATTACTATTCCATCTGCATATTCTATCAATTCATCTGTAAGGGTTATACTAGCGGGTGGTAAAACAGAAAATGGGTTTGGAAGTGTGGTATCTGGTATAGTCGCTACTTCTTGTTGTGTGCCAAAAGTATAAAAACTATCTTGATGTTCTGTGCATTGTAAACTTACAGAATGATCGGCATTTATTGTCATTCCCTGTACTCTAAAAGGTTTTGCAGAAAATGCGGGTGTTGCATGGGTAATATTTACTAAATCACCTATAGCTAAATCCATTGCTGTTGCATCTGCTTTAAAAGAAACATCTAAACTTGTTCTTGATCTTCTAAGAATGATTTCAGCCATTTCCTGTGCTTGGTAAGGACTTGTAAACATTGAAAAATCAAATCTACCTTCAAGCAAAAGACCACCATCTGCTGTTTTCATATTAGCGTGTTGATCTGCACTTGCTAAACCAGTTTCATCAACTGGCGGGAATTGTGCTGTATCTGATTGAAAGTTTTTATCTGGGTTGATAAAGTTTACTATAACCCTGTTATATCTTGAATTTTTGTTTTTACTTTGTATTGATATTCCACCGATAATATTATCTTCTGTAAGCGTAATAGAAGCTGAACCTGTGCTTTCAACTAATATATTATACTTACCCCCAGAAAAATTTAGATATGACCTAGAACCCCTTACAAAGTTCTTTACGTTATCTATAGCTTTTACAGAAGTATCAACAACAGTATGACTATCCATAAGGTCAATCTGACTTGCACCGCTGAATGGGGTTATATTTGTATCGCAAACATCTGTTGCGGTTTGCCAATCTGCAAAATTACTATCAAAGTAACTATTAGGTATTCCCATTCCAAATCTTTCATTTCTCAAATAATCAAGTAATTGTAATATTGGATTATCGGAATATTCCCATGTTGTACTAGTGTCTGCTCTATGGCTACCCGAACCGCCAGTAAGCGTTCCATCTAAATTAGGATTATATACTTTTCTTCCCTGTACTATGGCTTGTACTTGTGGCAAAGAGCCAAATTTATCAGCGTTCCATTCAAATCTAATTGCAAGATATGCTAAACCTCTTAGCCTGTGGTTTGATGTCCATGAAGTTAATGTAGATAGTAAAGTTGATGCGGTTTGACTATCTGTCCCAAAATGTGCTTCTACAGTAATCAAACTTGATTCATCAAAAAAGTTTACATCACTACTGGCAACAGTTCTTTGTGTACCATCTGTGAGTGTTCCAGACAATGTAACTTGATTATCATTGACAAATAATGATGTTACTCCATTTATTTCACCCTCGCTTAAAACAACAGCCATATATAAATATTGGTTGTCTGTTCCAGAAGTTTCTAAAAAAACTACATTACCACCAACTTTTCTTGTTCCATAAACAATAGGTATATGTCCATTTGCTGTGAATTTATTGACTAATACACCTTTTGCCTGTTGTTCAGCAAAGTTATCACCAAATTCTGGAATGTCTGGTTGCGGTACTAACCACCCAATAGCGGTATCAACAACATCTACAACTATATCAACTACGTCATCAACAATATCGACAATCGAATCAACAATATCATTAATAAAACCGCACATTTAGAGCAATCTCCAGTTACTACCCATATTTTCAAAACCTAATCTTTCAAAAACTGGGTCAATTTTCAATCCTGTAGTAACCCCAATAACTATTGGTAATTCTTTTGCTATCTTTTTTACGCTATCAATCATTGTTTTGAAAAGTTTGTAACTTCTAAAATTTTTCTTTATGTAGATAACATGAATATTTATCATTTGCCCTTTACTGAACCAAAATTCTGATTTGTGAAACATACAAATTCCAATAAATTCATTTTTATCTAAATCTTTTGCCAGAATAACTTTACCTTTTTGTAATATTGTATTTATAAATGTTGTAAGTTTAGATTTATCAACATCTGGTAATTTTAAATCTATAAGATCAACTTCTTTGAATTCAATCAACAAATCATAAATATTTTGTAAATCTTTTTTTTCAGCTTGATATAAATGGACACTACTCATACCCTACCCCATTTAATATCTCTTACTGTAAGTGCAGAAAATTCCATACCTTTATCACTTGAAAAAAATCTTTTTTGAGAATTATCTGTAGTTGTTCTACCATTTGTTTTACTAAAGTTTCCCCAATGTGATGTAACTGTTAAATTTATTGTTGCTGTTTGTGTAGTATCTGTAATTTTATATTCATCTATTGTTCCATAAAATAACAAAAATGGGTCTGATATTAATGCAAAATTTGCATCTAAATATCCCCTGTATATAAACACATTATCGTTTATTATGTTTTCGTTTAGAGCAACAGAAATGTATGTTTGATCTACACCAGATAAACTTACAACTAATGTATTCTTTGTAGGTGCATTTGTTTCTGTAACGCCTGTAATCCCTTTAAGATGTCCATTTGATAGGTATGTTCTTGATGAACCAGAAACGCTTGATGTAATATCAAAACTAGCGTTTGTTAAATATACTGGTGTTCCAAATCCTAGTTCTATCAATAATACTGGGTCTATATTGCCTGTAGCTAGTTCTGTTTTTACTGCACTTGATAAACCTCTAGCCATTTACAAACTCTCTATTACATCAAACTCATAATTAAAAAGTAAGTTTCCATCTTTGTCATTTTGCCCTGTGGCAAATTCTTGAACATCACTTGTAAGATGCACTTGAAAAGGTACTGAATCATAAGTTACAGAACTATTATCAGCTAATGCTTCCCTCAATGGTGGCTCTATAGTAACTGTAGAAGCGTTACTTGATGATGTTGCATCTTCGACCACCATATATACTTTACTGTGTGCAAACTTGATAAAATCACCCGCTTTGAGCCTACCCGCACCATCACCCGCAAACCCATCTATTGCTATAGTTGTGTCTGCAACTGCATGACTACCATTGACTAATAAAGTTCCTGTTTCATTGCCCTGTGCATTAAGATAGCTTGGAAATGTTACAGTAAAGTTTTCTTTTCTATTTCTTTGCTTCATCATAAACGCCATAACTGGTGCAAATTCTGCTCTAGTCATAGGTGGATATGCTACAGTAAAGCTAAATCTTTGACCTTGTAATTGCCTTCTAAAGGTCTTACCGCTATCTGTTTCACTTAGTAAAGTCTTTTGATTACTTTTAATGTTAATAGCTGTAAAATTAGTTTTTGGTAATGCTCCACTCATACTATAGCCATTTTACCCTTTTCATTCATAGCACTATTGATAAGATTTACTATTGTTCCACGACTATTAACAAGTAATTCATTAAAACCTCTAGCATCAACAGTATTAATATTGAAATTTACTGTTACGTTTTTACTCATTCCAAGTTTATCATTTGGGACTATTGTACCCGCTTGATCTGGTACAAATAATTCAGCACCTTTTTCACCAACAATACTTGGTTGTCCTACTGGCGGTCTACCACCTTTTTCAAAACCTTTCATTTTATTTAAAAGCGAACTTCCAAAAGCTATTGCTCCACCTACTGCTAGTAAATTTAAAGGAAATGGTATTTCTGCAAAAGTTTTTAATGCACCTTGAAAAATACTTATTGAACCTTTTGTAATAGCGTCCATTTTAAACATAGCCATTGATTTCGTAAATGCCATTTTGACAGCTTCACCAACCAACATTTCCACAAAACTTCTAACTACAAATTTACCTAAATCACCAATATTCAATTTACCTGTCATAACAAAATCAGTAAGTGTTGTTTTAAGTTTTCCAAAACTCGCTTTACCAATATCCTCAATTTGTGTGAAAGCACTTTTTTGGTTATCAAGTGAATCCATAAAACCTTTATTAAATGTTTCTAATATACTTAACTTTTTATCTGCTGTTTGTTTTGCTATGGCTACTTCCATATCAGCCATATCTTGTAAAGCTACAATTTGTGGACTTGCACCACCTAACATTTCTGAACCTGTCATACTTGCATCAAGACCACCGCCCATCAATTCAGCACCTGTTGGTTTTTGAAAACCTATGATGTCTGGTCTTGCAGTAGGAAATGCTTCTAATCCTAAATTTTTAAGCTGTATTTCTTTTTGTTTTTCTTTATTTAACTTTTCTAATGCTTTTGCTTCATTTTCTTTAACTTTTGTAGCAATGACTCTAAAATCTGAATCCATAGCAATTAGTTCTGGCATTTGTTTTAAATGCCCTAATTCTGCTTCTAAGTTTTGCACATGAATTTTTTCTACTTTATTTAAACCTAGTATTTTAGTTAACAAACCACCTCGAATTTCAGACAATTGAAGTTCTATTTCAGCAATTCTATCTTGCCTAAGTGCAGTAGTGGATAAATCCCTATTCAACAAACCTATAAATGTAAAAAAATCTCTTGCGGTATCAGTTGCATCTATAAAACCCTCAGCCATTCTTGTTAATTTTGGAAGCATTGGGGTAATAATATCAACTGATAATTCACTTAATGCAGAACCAAGTGCTTTTGATGTATTTGCAAAACTTCCAGATGTTCTAGTTGCATCATCATGTGCATCTGATGTACCCGCAATGATAAGATTTAATCTTGCTTGTACCTTTTCTGCATTTGTTACATCTTTAGCAGATTTATTAATACCCATTCTAAGAAGTTCTTGTTTCAATGTTGCTTCTGTAATTACAACACCAAATCTTCTTACAGTTTCATGATTTCCTACTAATGCACTTTGAAATGCCATCATTGTTTCAGTATCACTAGCATTATTGAAAGATGCTACATCAACAGCTAATTTTGTAAGTTGTACTGATAATTTTGATGCTTCACCTCTTGCAAAACCCATAGGCACAAAAGTGTCTTGAATAGATGATGCCATTTGTTCAAGTTCATGA